CTATTTGCCATCATTAACCATCTCTACCGCCACTTTACCGCCACTTGTAGCCAGCGGGTTTAGCTTTGCAGCTTCTTCTAAATGGTCTGGCGCGAAGTGGGCATAGCGCATTGTCATTTTAATATCAGTATGCCCTAAAACGCGCTGTAAAACTAAAAGGTTTCCGCCGTTCATCATAAAGTGACTTGCGAAAGTGTGACGTAAGACATGCGTAAGCTGGCCTGCAGGTAACTCAATTCCAGTTCTCTCTAAAGCTGAGCGAAAGGCACCATAGCAATCAGAAAATATTCTTCCGGTCTTAGTTTCAGGAAGAGTTTTATAAATATCCTCAGTAATGGGGACGGTCCTGTTTTTCCGGCCCTTTGTCTTAGTAAAAGTGATCTTGTATTTAGTAATCTGGCTTCTTCTGAGACCCTCGGCTTCTGACCAGCGCGCGCCAGTTGCGAGACATATTTTCACTAAAGGTTCCAAGTCTCTATATTCGCTATTTTTGCATTCAGACAACAGGCAATTAATTTGCTCGTGAGTCAGCCAGGCCATTTCGGATTCTTCAGTACGGAACGGCCGTACGTGCTTCAGAGGGTTTTCACCTTTCCATTCACCTAATCGGCTTAGCTCGTTAAACACGGCGCGGAAATAGGCAAGCTCTAAATTAAGCGTGCGGGGTGAAACCTCGGTTACACGATTTGAGCGAGCAAAATCTCCCTTTAATCGACGCTCACGATACCGAGAAAACATTTGCGCATCGAAATCCTTAGCCAGCGGCTCACCCATACACTCAAAGGCATGATTCATGGCTTTCTGTCGCTTTTCACCATCCTTCAAGGTGATCCCGTGCGCGCCATACCAGGACGTTATCAAGTCCTTCAGTGTGCGACGGTCTTCTTTTTGCTCATGCCAGGGCTGCTGAACCTTATGCTGTTCGTAGGCAATTGCCTCACCTTTAGTGGCGAATTTAGTGCGAGAGCGCTTACCGTTATGGTAAATCTCACAGATCCAGCCGCCATTGGGCAATTTCCTTACTGACATCAAACAACCTCTTTGAAAATACTAACGATACGCCCCAAGACCTTGATCTCATCTACCCCGCATTCAAAAGAAACTTTCCCGCCAGCAACATGTAATTTTTTTCCCGGAAGAACAGTTAACTCACGAATGCTGATTACTCCATCCACATCGATAAGCTTAAGGCCGTCTGTGACGGCTGGGCTTTCATCCACAAAGTAAAGGGAAGACTCGGTCGCTACGCATCTGAGATTTTCTTGATCGAAAGAAAAAGTGCGAGTGTCTAATTTGTAGTCGCCAGACGGCTGCAGTGCACCTTCACATAATGTGAATTTTGCAAGCGAAGTTATACCGCTTTTCGATAGTCCGCCGGGCGAATTACTCGCAGGCTTTTCGCCTTCTCCTGTCAGAATCCAGTGCAGATCAGCGCCCGTTTCAAGAGCGCATATCGCAGCGAAATCATATGAAACGCTGTCACGTGAGTAACGGTTCGATAAAGAACTTGCAGCAATATCGAAGTGGCTCGCCAGCTGAATTTTTTGGGTAAAGCCATAGACAGAGCAGATTCTGTCAAGGATTTGCACATTGTCTAACTTCGATACATCGAATTTCATTTGTTTTTCCGTATTGACCGATTAGATAATCGGTAGTAGATTTCGTCTTATCGAAAATCACTGATGGCAAACGTTGGCAAAACTAGGCAATCAGTGGCAACTATTGACTAACTGGGAATGATGCAATATGGCTTCTGAAATCGCAATCATCAAAGTGCCAGCGCCTGTCGTAACTGCTGAACAGTTCGCAGAGCTGGAAGGCGTATCCCGTCGTACCGTTTACCGCTGGACGACCGGAGACAATCCGCAACTGCCCATTGAGCCGCGCACCATCCGCAAAGGCTGTAAAAAGGCGGGCGGGCCGATCCGTATCTACTACGCACGCTGGAAAGAAGAGCAATTGCGTAAGGCGTTGGGGCATTCCCGTTTTCAGCTCATCATCGGCAGCTAATTCACATTAAGTGAATAGGGAGATTCGCACATGTTTGATTTTAAGACTTCCACCCATGACCACTATGACGACGCCTGCCGCAAGTTTGCGCTTACGCACAACATGGCGGAGCTGGCGCAGCGGGCGGGCATGAAAGTGCAGACCCTGCGCAACAAGCTGAACCCGGAGCAAATACATCAGCTGACCGCTCCAGAAGTGCTGTTGCTTACCGATCTGACCGAAGACGCCACGTTGATGGACGGCATGCTGGCGCAGCTGCAATGTCTGCCGTGTGTGCCGGTTAACGAGCTGGCAAAAGAGAAGTTTCCGACGTACGTGCTGAAGGCGACCGCTGAAGTCGGGCATATGGCCGCTAACGCCGCGAACCCGGAGCGCATTACGGCAACCTGCCGTCGCGGCATTCTCGAAGCCGCTAACACCGGGATCCGCTGCATTATGCTGGCAGCGCTGGCCGTGCAGAACCGCGTTCACTCCAACCCTACTTTAGCCTCAACCGTTGACGCTATCAGCGGGCTGGGTGCTTCGATTGGCATCAGCTGAGGGCGTACGATGATTTCATTTGCGGCACGCCTCAAGCGCCAGAGTCCGTCAATGACATACGGGCATGGCTGGATCATGGGCGAGAACGGCAAGCGCTGGCATCCGGTACTAAGCCATCAGGCACAGGTAAAAGAGCAAAGAGGTAAAACATGGCTATCGAAGGCGATTCAATGCTGGTTGAGCTTACTGCCGGCCAGAGAGTTTCGGCGCTGAATCACGTTGCCTTAATCCGCGCGCAGATGATGGGCGGTAACTGTGAAAAAGATATGGCTCGTTTTTTTTCTGAAATGCGCGATGTGACAGACAGTAATTATCAGGAAAACAAGCGTGCGCTTAGCGCGATTCTGTTCCTGGCAAACATCGGTAAAGACAGACACGATGTTGATTTTAGTGAACTGACTACTGATGAAAAAACGGCGCTTATTCGTGCAATGAATCATTTAAAAGCAGTTGTGAGTTTATTCCCCAAAAGATTAGCTCTGCCTAATTAATTAACCAAACGAAATTAAATGGCGTAAACCCGCCGGGCATTGTTTTGCCCAAATACAGGAGAAGTAAAAATGCGAAATATTGAAACCCGTCATTTTAAAAGTGATGACGACGCGCTTACCGCTCTGCTGAGTAAAGCGAAAAGCGAGCAGCGCTCAGACGATGCTCTGGCCGTATCTATCCACATTGCCGCGCTGGCAATTCATGCCCGCAAAAAGGAAATGTCAGCAGCAGAAATTATCGAGCTGCTGGACAAAGAGGCCGAGCGTTACGAGAACCAGGCGAGGGAGTTGCACTGATGGCCGATTCAATGGATTTGGTACAGCAGCGCGTGCAGGAGGAACTGGCGCGCAATCTGGCAAACGCAACTCATCGCCCGGCCGGGGCGAGTGAGTTTTTCTGCCTTTCATGCGGAGAGGAAATCCCGGATGCGCGCCGCCGTGCGCTGCCGGGCGTTTCTGAGTGCGTGACCTGTAAGGAAGTTGGTGAGCTGAAAAGTGCTCATTACAAAGGGGCCGCCCTATGAAAACCATCCTGAAGTGGCCGGGCAGCAAAGCCGGCGTAATGACTGAGCTGGCTGCTCACCTGCCAGCCGGCGATCGTCTGGTCGAGCCGTTCGCCGGATCCTGCGCAGTAATGATGAATACTGATTACCCGGAATATCTGGTCGCTGACATCAACCCCGATTTAATCAACCTATACCAGCAGGTAAAAGAGCACGCGCGCCCGTTTATCGTGCTCGCAGCGTCGCTTTTTAATCAGAACACGAGCGAGGAAAGCTATTACCGGCTGCGCGATGAATTCAACAATAGCGCCTCAATGCCACTGCTTGAGCGCGCGGCGCACTTTCTCTATCTGAACCGCCACGGATACCGAGGGATTTGTCGCTATAACCGCCGCGGCGGATTCAACGTTCCTTACGGGAATTACGCGAAGCCTTATTTCCCCCTGGCTGAAATCGAGGCGTTTGCCGTGAAGGCTCAGCGCGCGACGTTCATCTGTGCCGGTTATCAGGAAACACTGACCATGATTAAAGGCGGTGACGTGGTTTATTGCGATCCGCCGTATCACGGCACGTTTGCCGACTATCACACCGCCGGTTTTGACGACGATGACCAGTGCTCGCTGGTCTGTTACCTGCGGGGCATTGCTAATCGCAATCCAGTTGTCCTGTCAAACAGCGACACCCTGTTTACCCGCAGCATCCTGCGGGATTTTGAGCTGACAAAAATTAGCGCGGCCCGCTCAGTTGGTGTCGCCGCTGGTGAGAAAAAGCGCGCAGCGGAAATCATCGCTATTCGCAACCCGGCATCAAAACTAGAAAGGATCGCATCATGAACCACGAAGATAAGCAGGCGCTGATCCAGTTCAATTACGCAATTATCACGCAGTATGAGGCTTACGCTGTCCCGGAAGCGCTTTGGCCTGAAGATGTGAAAAAGCTGGTTGCTTCTGCGCGAATCGCGCTGGCCTCACTCGAGGCGGAGCCATTCGGCAAAATATATATTGATGATTCAGGCAATTGGGCGGTTTATGCAGGTACGCCTGCTATTCGCCCCTGTGATGATTTTCACGTCTACATCGCGCCGCTAGCGCCGGAGTGCTGGGAGCAACGTGCGCTTGATGCTGAAAAGCTATGTGCCAGATGGAAAGAAGAGGCAATTAAGGCGCACGAAGAAAACGAAGAGTTACAGTCCCTGTGTAGCGCGCTTGCGGCTGAGAATGCGCACATGCGCAGCGCCGGTAAGCAGAATGACTGAGCAATACGCTTACCCGTGGAACGCTCCACGGGAAGCCATCGCCAGCCCGTATCCCACCTATGAGGAAATGCACAGCCGCAGTCATATGATTGCGGCTTTAGCGCGTGCACAGGAGCTGCTGGAAAAGCAGCCGACGCTGATCCAGCTCGACGTCAGGCGCCGCGTCAGCGAGCTTGAAAAGACCCAGGGCATTGCCCGTGCCAATGCGTACTTAGCAAAAACCTTTGTTGAGCGCACATTGCCACGCGTTGAATGCGTCAGTGATCAGTACCGTCTCGGCGAAATGAGCAGCGGCACGTTTAACCTGCTGGCCGGCAACGCCGCTCAACAGGTTGGCGCGGCCAGCGCGGCCGGTACGCTGTGGGAGCTGATGCGCCGCTTTAACCGCCTGCCGGATATGGCGCGCGCTGACGTCGATTTGCTGGCCGGGGATGTGGCTAATTTCATCCTCGCCGAGCTGGTACAGGCGCACGCGCAGGCCAGCGACGAGTCGGATTACAAATACACCCATCGCGTTTACATGACCGCCGCCACTATCACCCGTGAGCTGAGGCAGACGCCGCCGCTGTGGGAAAAGGTTACGTCCCGCCTGTTCGACCCGGAAGAAGTGACCCCGGCGATCATGCGCATGCAGACCGAAAAATGGTGGAAGGGCCGTCTGCGCCGCGTCGCCGCGTCATGGCGCGAGCATCTGCAGATTGCCCTGGCTAACGTCAGCAAAAAACACACCCCCTACGCCAGCAGCATGACCGTCTCAGAGTGGCGCGAGCAGAAGCGCCGCACCCGTGAGTTCCTGAAGGGCATGGAGCTGGAAGACGAGGAAGGCAACCGCATCAGCCTGATTGAAAAGTACGACGGCAGCGTGGCCAACCCGGCGATCCGCCGATGCGAGCTGATGACCCGCATTCGCGGCTTCGAAAACATCTGCAACGAGATGGGATATATCGGCGATTTCTACACGCTGACCGCCCCGGCGCGCTATCACGCCACAATCAAAACCGGTTATCGCAACCGCAAATGGAACGGCGCCAGCCCGGCCGACACCCAGCGCTATCTGTGCAGTCTCTGGCAAAAAATCCGCGCCAAGCTTCACCGCGAGGAAATCCGCATCTTTGGGATTCGCGTTGCCGAGCCTCATCACGACGCGACCCCGCACTGGCACATGCTGATGTTTATGCGTCCCGAACAGGTTGAGCGCGTGCGCGAGATTATGCGCGACTATGCCTGTCAGGAAGACAGCGGTGAGCTGACGACCGACAAGGCCCGCAAGGCCCGCTTTCACGCGGAGGCTATCGACCCTGAGAAGGGCAGCGCAACGGGCTACGTTGCTAAGTACATTTCCAAAAATATCGACGGCTACGCGCTGGATGGCGAGACGGATGACGAAAGCGGCAAAGAGCTGAAAGAGACAGCGCCGGCCGTTTCCGCCTGGGCGGCACGCTGGCACATTCGCCAGTTCCAGTTTGTGGGCGGCGCGCCGGTGACCGTTTATCGCGAGCTGCGCCGCATGGCCGACAGCGAAACCGCGCACGGGCTCAGCGTTGAGTTTGCAGCTGCGCACGACGCTGCTGATGCGGGTGACTGGGCAGGATACGTTAATGCGCAGGGCGGCCCGTTCGTGCGCCGCGATGAACTGGCCGTGCGCACCTGGTATCAGGCCAGCGAAGAAGTGAACGAATACGGCGAGGAAACCGTGCGCATCAGGGGCGTTTTTGCCACTGAAGTCGGAGAAGATACGCCAATTTTAACCCGGCTGGCGCAGTGGAAAATTGTTCCGAAGCGTGCCGTTGATTTTGCTTTTGACCTTCAGGACGCGCCCGCGTCCTCTCGGAGTTCTGTCAATAACTGTACGGGAGGTTTGAGATCCGAGGATTCGAACCCGCCGGAAAGTTTCGACAAAACTGACCCTGACAGCATGAGCAGGAAGGAACGGCGGCGATTGCTGGCGCAAATCAGGGCGCAGCAACCTCAAAAACTACATAAGAAGCTCAGGCGATCGGACAAAATCGAAGCTGCGTGCGACAACCTGATAAGCCAGGTGAGAGATTTAAGCGGTGAAACTATCAGTCGCGGTCTGGCCGTGCGCCTTATTGGTGGTACGCAGACCGAGATTGCCGGGCGGATGTTCCGCAGCTCTGGATATGGGGATCTGTTCCGGCCAAGAGTAGAGCCGGCCGGGGAGGGAGTGTTAACCCGCTTTAACCGTTTAGCTGAACAGATGAGAGCAAAAAATGTTCGCTGACATTCTAAAATTAAAATTATACAGGCTAATTATGCAGAGATTGAGTTGATAGTGTGCCTTATTGTGTCGCTTGACATAGCGTGGAAAAGACCTTTCATATCATGAAGATAAAAAGTAGTTGTTGTGAGGACATTTTTCTTTCGCTCGATCTGAATGCTATGATACTGTATAGATGTACAGTGATTTATTGGGGGAGGATGCATGGATATTGATTTACAAGAACGGGTAATGCTTGAGCGCGTTGAGTTGATAGCAAGGCTTACTACTGAAGGGATCTGTAAAGAACGCGATAGGGAGATAGCGCTTAGCCTCATAGCTGAGATAGCAAGTACCTCCGTCATATCCAATAAGCAATTTTCAGTCGTTTTTTCGGCTGTGCCCCTTGAAAAATAACTCTATGTTACTGTTATGCGCATTGACATCATGCTCGATAAGAATCAAAAGATAAGCTAATCGGTGATGGATGCTTTTCATGAGGAAGTCAGCAAGAGAGGGCGTGCGCTCTCTTTCCTAACACCTAAATTCTGTTGATTGCTGCAGGTAAGTAGGTTAAGAAGTAGCTCCAACCGAATTTTATTATCTTGCAGCTGTCCTATAGTTACATGCAGCACACAGTAAACGCCGCTGCCAGCGGCGTTTGTGTCATCAGGAGGTTATATGACCGAACTTCTCAGAAAGATGTTATCCGCTCCGGGTAAGATCATGCAGGAAGCTATCCGTCATGATGTCAGTAATTCGAACGGTAAAATCATTACCGACCTGAACGGCTCAGCGACGGTTAACATGAAAAATCAGCAGGTACGCGACTCAATGCGTGCGCGCATGGAAGAACTGGCAGCTAAACGACAGGGATAGTTGATGGGTCCGTTGATCATTATGGTTGTCCTCGTATGCGGGTTTTGGTACACACAGAATCATTACCAATCCCGCATAAAATTAGCCCGAAGTGATGGCTGGAATGCTTACTTTTATGTGGCTATGCATGGATGTAAGTTCGCGATTCAGGGCTTTGGCGTTATCACAGCGCTCTTTGTTGTCCTCCTTCTGGTCAGTACTGTAGTCAACATATTGGGTATGATATGGCCCAGCCTCCACGCTGATTATTACTCATGGCTGACAGATGTTAAGGTCATGTCCTATCCACTTTTCTTTGTTCTTTCAATGGCAATGGCGGTATGGCTTGCTATTGAGCAGGGAAACAGCGCTAAGCGCGCGCTGGAAAACAACGAAGAAAGGCAAAAGGCATATCGTGAAATGGCCGCGCAGGATGGCATTGAGTCATTACTGCTCCAAGCAATCGATGAAGGACAGCTGATTTTTGTTACTCTGAAATCACGGAAAGTTTATATCGGTTATGTAGCTGCGCCTCGCATGGAGCATCACGACACACAGCACCTTGCCATCATCCCTTACATCAGCGGCTATCGTGATAAAGATACGCTGCGCTATCACGAGCAGCATAGATATTTTGAGCTTTACCTGAGCCAGGACATTACAGCTGATTCTGTGCCACTTAATTTCGGGCATTTCCGGCACGTAATGCCTATGGATCAGGTTGAGGGCGTTTCACTTTTTGATACCGAAACCTACAAGTCTTTCGACGATTTCTCAACGCCTGAACCTGCGAAAGAAGATAAACCCGGCAGTGCATGACTATGCTGCATGAATCCGCATGATCCTTGAAGGATCGCTTACCCTTCGGCCCGCCAGTACTGGCGGGCTTTTGTTTGTGTCATGCAGATGCATGAAAACCAGTGCATAAAGCGGGCAGGCGTGGCGGGGATAGCATTGCGCGCGAGTGGTGCAAACATGTATGGGGGAGGCTGCGTCACTACCGAAGAGACGAGTTGAGCGTTAATTACTGACCGAGGCTAGCGAAACGAGGAGCGCCGCCAATGCTTATCAAATTACTGATATAGAAAGATATCTCAGTCTTAAAACCAGTGAGGGAAATTAAGCTAGAAAGTAAGGTTTCATACGTAACAAACTTAGAAATATGTGCGCCTAGAACGCTTGCTTAATAGTTAAAAATATATTAAATAAGAATACTCTCATGTTGCCTCACAGCAAGGATAAACCATGAATGCTGGAAATAATGTTTTTGCAAAATTCAAAGCTCAAAAAGCTATGATTCAAAATGTGGACCGTTTCTTTACGCCATCAAAGCCCATCGAAGCATATACCCATCTCAAGGGGCGTGATGCTGAAGTAGAACATATATTGTCTACCCTAACTACAGCAGGACAGCATTGCATGATTTATGGGGAAAGAGGCATCGGTAAAAGCTCTCTTGCGCTTTCGACTCTTGAAGGTGGAAAACAGGCAGGCCTTTTTAATCAACCTTTTTTCATAAAAAGATGTGACAACAAAACAAAATTCAAAGATATTATCCAAGAGCCAGTGATTTATCTTGATGAAGATTATGCAGCAAATAAAAAGGAAACAACGCGAAAAACAGGAATAGGCTTAAACTTATTAAAACTATTCCGCGCTGATGTTGCCATTGAAGAAAAATTAATAATAGAAAAGGAAGACTTAACTGCAAGTAAAGTAAGTCACGCCTTTAACGATATTGAAGGGATATTGTTAATTGATGAGTTTGACGTAGTCGAGGACGCAGTAAAACATGAAGTAGCAGAACTTATAAAACAATTAAGTGATAGCAATAGCAAATTAAAAATTCTGCTAGTCGGTATTGCTAGCGACGGAGCTTCCTTGATTGCAGGTCATCAGTCAGTAAATAGATGCCTGCATGAGATAAAACTTTCACGCATTGAAGATCAGTATTTGTATGAAATAATTTTAATAGGCGAGCAAGGCTTAGGACTAACTTTTGAAAAAGCTATAAAAGATAAGATTGTTGAAATAAGTAACGGATTCCCTTACTTCACACACCTTATCGGTAAGGAAGCCGCAGAGGTAGCCCTTGCCGAAGGTAAGAATCCGATCGGAAAAGAAGTTCTAGATCGTGCGCTTGAAAAAGCAGTAATTAATACAGAAGGCCAGTTAAAAAGAGCTTATGACGATGCAGTGACATCATCAAGAACTACAGTTTACCCTTCTATTTTATATGCAGCAGCTAAATTCTCAGATAACCGATTTACTATTCAAGACTGGATTGCGCAAATCAAGAATGATACTGGGGTGCAGTATAGTAATAACGGCATGAGTAACTATATCGGTAGGTTCACAAGAGCAGACAAAGGCAGCATAATAACTAAGGCAGCGCGAGGTGTTTATAAAATATCAGATCCACGCATGCCTAGTTATATTAAAATGATTAACAACCATTAAATTAATTCTTAGCTAACGCGTCCCCAAGCGCATAAGGCTGAAATTTGATCACCTCATCTTTCAGCCAATCATTTAACTCCTTCATTCGCTCCTGCAGCGGCGTCAGTTCATTGCGCACGAATACCTGAGACGCCTTAACCGCATCGCCAAATCCTCCGCTGTTATCCGGGATAATGCCCATCATTTGCGGCGGCACGCGGTGCGCGCTGAGCAGGTCGTCGCGGCTGGCCTTTTTAATGTTAAAGAAGTCGTCTTTCGTCGCCACCTCACTGAGCGGCAGAATCTTGATACCGTCCGGCTTGCCGTTCGGGGCGTACATAAACAAATTGCGGAAGTTGCCCAGCCCTTTTGTGTCGCGCATCGCCTGCCGCATCCGGTCAATATCGCTGCTGCTCTGTGCCGCGTCGGTCATGTAGAGGATGTAGCCGGCGTGGGCGCCGTTCTGGTAATACTTGCGGCGGAACAGCGTCGCCGCCTCATTCAGCCAGGCAGAGTTAAGCGCGCTTAGGTATTCCGGCAGGCCGTAAAGCTCCTGATTGATGTCTGGCTCCAGCAGGTGAAAAACACTGCCGGGCGAAAACTCATGTGGCTCTTTCCAGTCATTCACAAACCAGTAAACGTCATCTTTGACACCCCTGCGGGTGAATTTTGCCGGTGAGGTTTCAAGGCGCAGCGGCTTGCCCAGGCTGTTGCGGCGCAGCTCGGCAAACGCATTGCCGAAGACCAAGTAATCCAGCGCAAATTTGCTGAACTCCTGCTGGCTCATCATCGGGTGCGGAATAAACGTTGATGCCAGAATGTTGCGCTTTACATAAATAGGCGAGCTGTGATGAACGGCCGCGCGCAGACTTTTTGCCAGGCCGTTAAAGCTGACCGGCGGTTCAAACCAGCGTCCGTTACCGATGCACTCGGCATAATCCAGAATGTCGCGTTTATCCATAACCGGGGTGGGCTCACCGAAGGTAAATGCCTCGGCGTGCTGCTGTGTTGCGGTTGCCTTTGCCGGCTGCGCGGTGGCGGTGTGAGCCTTGCGGCCTCTGCGTTTGCTCATCAGTAAAATTCCAGAATTGAGGGGTTTGCGCCGCCGCTGGCAGCGGTAAGCGGTTCGTTTAACAGTGCGTGCATGATGGCCCATGCAACGTCTGCATGGCTGGCTTCTTCGCTGCGGCTCGCTTCATAGGTTGATCGGTTGCCGCTGGCCGTCATGGTTTTGCGGATCGCCATAAAGGATTGCGTGATATCCGTCGCCCCGGCGTCATACTCAAGGCGCCCGCTGCTGATGGTGTCCTTTGCCTTCAGCACCATTGCGGTTTTCACCTCCGGCGAGTATTTGATTTCGCGTGCGGCCGGATAAAACTGGCGTACCAGCTGGAATACACCCTGGCCGATGCCGGTTGCATCCACGCCGATATATTCCACAGTGTATTTTTTCGTTAAGTCCTCAATAGATTTCGCCTGCGCGGCAAAGTCCATGCCACGCCACTGGTGGCGCTCCAGCACGCGGAATTTACCGCCCGCAACGAGCGGCGGCGCGATTACCGCGCAGCCGGCGCTGTCGCCGGTGTGCGACGGGTCATACCCAATCCATACCGGCCGGTATGCAAACGGGCGCGGAAGGTACGGGTTAAAATCTTCCCACTCTTCCAAGCTGTCGATCATGCAGCTCTGCAGCTCGGCGAACGGGAACACGCTCGCCTCGTCGTCGACGAACTCACACATCAGCAGGTTCTGATATTCCGCCGGGCTGTACTCAAGCTGCAGCTGATCAATGTCGAACAGATTGCAGCCGCCTGCCAGCGCATCCTCAACCGTGACAATTTGCCGCCACTGCCCGTCACCGCACAGCGCGCCTTTCGCCAGGTGAGAATGCGATAGGTCTATCTCGATGCGATCATCTTTGCTGCGCCGCCCCTTGTTGAACAGCTCGCCTGACCAGAACGGATAAGCGCTGTGCGACAGGGCCGACGGTGTGGAAAAGTACGTCGTGCGCCATTTCTTGTGCAGCGACATGCCGCTGGCAACTTTGCGCAGCTCCTGGAATTTCGGGATCCAGAAATATTCGTCCAGGTACAGGTTGCCGGTGTAGCTCTGCGCGGTACGCACGTTCGTGCCGAGGAATATCAGGCGCGCCCCGTTTGGCAGCACGATGGGATCGCCTTTCAGGTCAACGTCAGCCTGGCGGGCGAAGTCGATGATGTAGTTTTTAAAGACGTGGGCCTGCGCCTTGCTGGCTGAAAGAAATATCTGGTTGCGGCCGGTGGTCAGCGCATCGATCAGCGCCTCGCGGGCAAAATAGAACGTGGCGCCAATCTGGCGGGACTTCAGGATATTGCGGATGCGATGAGTCAGCCCGGCGCGGTGCCAGTTGAGCTGATACTCAAAGCAGTTACCCATAAACACGCCGGTCAGCTTGTCGATCTGCTCGTCGCTGAACTCGTTTTTAACGACCGGCTGGCGCTCGCCCCTGTTGCGGTTGCGCACGTTCGGATTTAAGTCGGCCTCGTTACCGCTGCTGCGGTAGCGCTCAACGCGGGCAAGGCGCTCAATCTGACGGCCGAGCGCGTCTATCTCTTTGTAATCACCATTCCCCTTTACCTCTTTCATGATGAGCTGGATCAACCGGGCTTCCATGCTGGATTCAACGCGACTGATGGGCGCAACGTCGTCCCACGCGTCGCGCAGTTTCCAGCTCTGCACGGTTGGCGTTTTCTGTCCGAGAGTCTCCGCAATCTGGCGCACGGAATAACCCTGCCAGTAAAGCAGCGCGGCCTGACGGCGCGGATCGCTGATGATGGTTGTCGGTGTCGTTTTCATACCGGCAAGGCTACCGGGGCCGAAAATGGCGCGCCTGCTGTGCCTGTTTGCTGATGCATCAGCGGGCTGGCATTCGTTGAGGGATTGTGTGGCGACGGGGAAACTGGCCCCGAACTGACCCAACACCTGACCGGAGCCTGATTAATGGCAGCAATCAAATCAAAGCGTTTTCGTATCGCAGTTGAAGGCGCAACCACTGACGGCCGCGTTATTTCCCGCGACTGGATTTCGCAGATGGCGAAAAACTACAACCCGGAAATGTACGGCGCCCGCATCAACATGGAACACATCCGGGGCTATGCCGCTGACAGCACTTTCCGCCGCTTTGGTGACGTGACCGCCGTTGAGGCTGAAGAAATCGGCGACGGCCCGCTCAAAGGAAAGCTGGCGCTGTTTGGCTGGATTGACCCGACGCCTGAGCTGGTCGAGCTGACCAAAGCGCGCCAGAAAATTTACACCTCCATCGAAGTTAATCCTGAATTCGCCGACACGGGTGAGGCGTATCTGGTCGGCCTGGCTGTTACCGACGACCCGGCGAGCCTCGGCACGGAAATCCTGAGCTTCAGCGCCACGGCCAAAGCTAACCCGCTGGCGTCCCGCAAACAGGACAAAGACAACCTGTTTACCGCCGCTGAAGAAACCGTGATCGAGTTTGAGGAAGCTGCCGATCCGGCCCCGTCTCTGCTGGCCCGCATCACCGCCATGTTTACCGGACAGAAAAAGGCCAGCGGCGAGCAGTTCGCCGACGTCGGCGCGGCGATTACGGCCGTTGCCGAGCAGGTGCAGCTGAACGCAGATACTCAGTCACAAAACCTGTCGGAGCTGGAGCAATCCGTCACCGCACGCCTTGAGGCAATCGAGCAGCAGGCCGGGGAAGACCGCGCCGCTTTTGCTGCACTGCAGGGGCAGCTATCGCAGACCGACGGCAGCTTTGCCCGCCGTCCGGCGGCAACCGGCAGCGATCCGAAGTCCGGCGCGCAGACCGACTGCTAATCAGGCGTTGCCTGAACGTTAAAACCCAACACAGAGATAAACAGGAACGCCAATGCGCAAGAATACCCGCTTCAAGTTTAACCAGTTCATGACCCGCCTCGCCGAGCTGAACGGCGTAGAAACCGACGACATGAACAAAAAGTTCACAGTAGAGCCGTCGGTCACGCAAACCCTGATGACCCGCGTGCAGGAGTCGTCCGACTTTCTGACCCGCGTCAACATCGTGCCGGTGTCCGAAATGAAGGGCGAGAAAATCGGGATCGGCGTGTCCGGCTCGATTGCCAGCGTGACCGACACGGCAGGCGGTGACGAGCGCGAAACCGCTGACTTTGCCGCGCTGGATAAGCAGGGTTATGAGTGTGTGCAGGTCAACTACGATTTTCACATCCGCTATAACACCCTTGACCTGTGGGCGCGCTATGAAGATTTTCAGGCCCGCCTGCGCGATGCCATCGTGAAGCGCCAGGCACTTGACCGCATCATGATCGGTTTCAACGGCGTGACCCGCGCCAAGACATCAAACCGCGCCAAGTTCCCGATGCTGCAGGACGTAGCCGTAGGCTGGTTGCAGAAGTACCGCAATGATGCGCCGGATCGCGTGATGAGCAAAATCACCGAGGAAGATGGCACTGTCGTTTCTGAAAAAATCCGCGTCGGCAAAAACGGCGATTACGCCAACCTTGACGCGCTGGTGATGGATGCCACCAACACCCTTATCGAGCCGTGGTATCAGGAAGACCCAGAGCTGGTTGTTATCGTGGGCCGTCAGCTGCTGGCTGACAAATATTTCCCGATCGTCAACCAGTCCCAGGCCAACACCGAGCAGCTGGCCGCCGATCTTATCGTCAGTCAGAAACGCATCGGCAACCTGCCAGCGGTGCGCGTGCCGTACTTCCCGGCCAACGCGCTGATGATTACCCGCCCGGACAACCTGTCGATTTACTGGCAGGAAGGCACACACCGCCGCCTGATTGACGAGGTGCCGAAGCGCGACCGCATCGAAAACTATGAGTCCATCAACGAGGACTACGTGATCGAGGATTACGCGGCCGGTTGCCTGGTTGAAAACATCGAGGTCGGTGAGTTCGCTGCACCTGCAGCCACCACGCAGGAAGCGGCGGCAGAAAGCGGCGGCGCTGCTGGCACCGAGAAAACGGAGGCGTAACGCATGTTAAGCCCTGCCCGACGTCACCGCATGCGCCAGCAGGCTATCGAAGCCTCGCAGAACGCCGACGACCCGCTGCGCCACGCCAGCGGCTATGAGCAGATGCTCATCAAGCTCAACGACGACAAGCGACGTCTGAAGAAAGTGCACTCTAACGAGCGCAAGGCGGAAATGAAGCGTCAGCTGCTGCCTGAGTACCTGCCGTGGGTGTCCGGCGTACTGGAGAAAGGCAAAGGCGCACAGGATGCCGTGCTGATGACCGTCATGATCTGGCGGCTCGATGCGGGCGACGTGCCCGGCGCGCTGGAAATTGCCCGGTACGCGCTGGAGCATGGACTTGTGTCCCCTGACGGCTTCAAGCGCGCCAGCCTGCCGTATCTGCTGGCCGAGGAAGTCGCCAGCGCGGCAACGCGAGCCTGGACGGCAAAAGAGCCGGTCGATGTCGGCCCGCTGCTGGCAACTATTGCGATGACGGAATCCGAAGACATGCCCGATCAGGTGCGCGCAAAGCTGCACAAGATAACCGGGTATGTGTTTCGCGATGCGGGCAGGGCTTCGGAGGCGATGACCCACCTTGTACGGGCGCAGCAGTTGCACGACGGCTGTGGCGTCAAAAAAGACATTGAGCGGCTGGGAACGGCGATGAAAAAGCAGTCCATCGCCAGCCGCTGACCGAACGCGACCCCGCGCACGGGCGGCAGGACGACAACGCACTTTCAGTGTCTGCGTCGTCCTCCACCGCCCACCTATTTAAGGGCCAACTATGAGCACGCTGGTAATAGCAGCACAGCGACCGGCAGAGACTGCCGAGCCGCCGGTTAAGAACACCTTTTTCTGGCCTGATATTGACCTGCAGCAGCTGAGGGAAACGCTGCGCTATGAGGGAACGGTCACCGCGCAGCGCCTGCGCCTGGCGGTGAAGTCGGCGATAGCTGAAGTGAACGCGGAGCTGTACGACTGGCGCGCCGCGCAGATGGCGGCAGGATTTGACACCCTCGGCGCCGTACCCGCCGAAGCGCTCGACGGCGAGAGCGAAAAGGTTACGGAGTATTTTGCGGCCGTCAGCGCTTTGACTGCCGCGGTGATTGTGGAGCGCTATCGCGGCTATGACGCCAGCGGCACGAAAAAGGCCGGCGAAATCGAAGCAAGCTCGGACGAATACTGGCGCGATGCGCGATTTAGTATCAGTCGCATTGCTGAGCGCCCCGGCTGCATCGTGAGCCTGCTATGACGCAGATATACGCGCTGCAGGGCGATACCGTGGATGAAATCTGTCAGCGCCATTACGGCCGCACTGAGCAGGTTGTCGAGCTGGTCTATGCGGCGAATCCGGGCCTTGCCGAAAGCGGGCCGGTGCTGCCGCACGGATGCGATATCACGCTGCCAGACCTGCCGGAGTCATCCACCGGGGAAACCGTTAACCTCTGGGACTGAATCATGAATATCACTATGGAACGCATCAGCGCCTTCATCACCTACGCCGTTGCGGTGGTGATGGGCTGGCTGGGTAAGTGGGATTTGCAGGACGTGGCGACGATCCTCGGCATGGTGCTGGGCGTGGGTATGTTTCTGGTGAGCTGGTACTACCGGCGCAAAACCTATCTCCTTTTCGAGCGCGGTCGGATAAGCCGGGGTGACTATGAATCTGCAAGCCGTTAAGCGCTGCTCTGTCGGCCTCGTGCTGGCGATTGCCGGCACGCTGCCAGGATTTCAGCAGCTGCACACCTCAGTAGAGGGACTGAAGCTGATCGCCGATTATGAAGGCTGTCGACTGAGTCCGTACAAGTGCGACGCGGATAAATGGACCGACGGCATCGGTAACACTGTTGGCGTGGTGCCGGGCAGAAACATTACGGAACGGCAGGCGGCTGGCACGTTTATCTCTAACGTTCTGCGCACTGAGATGGCGCTGTCCCGCTGCGTGTTTTCGCAGGTGCCGCAAAAGGTGTACGACGCACTTGTGTCGTTTGCCTTCAACGTCGGCACAGGCAACGCTTGCGGTTCAACGCTGGTGAAGCTGCTGAACCAGAGCCGGTGGCGCGAGGCGTGCTATCAGCTGCCGCGATGGGTGTACGTGAGGGGGGTATTTAATCAGGGGCTGGATAACCGGCGCGGTCGTGAGCTGGCCTGGTGCTTAAAGGGAGTGTGACTGAATGAAATTTGTGAACACGACGTGGTTTGTGATCGGACTGTGCATTTCGCTGGTCATTGCTGGCATTCTGCTGCCGGTCACGCATGCAATCTACCTGCTGGCTGCGGCTGTATGGGTTGAGTTTGCGTTGTGGGTGGCGATCAGCTTTACCACTTTATATGCCAGAACTTACACAGGGATGGCCAGGCAAAAGATGCATCTGTTGTTGCATCACTTCTTCAGGCTTGCCGACGTTCTTCCACTTCAGTGGTATCACCGCACCTTCATTGGCGGGCTGTTATCCGGGGCTGACTGGAAAATTACTTCATTGGCCTGCCTGTTTGTCGTCATTGCAGGCGCACTGCTCAGCAGTGAGCGAGCGGAAGCCAGCACATGAGCCGCATTATCGGCACGCTTCTGGCGGCGGCACTGATAGCGCTGGCGCTGACCGGGTGGCGCTGGTCGGTTGCCAGCGATGAGCTGGCGGGCGCGCAGCGCATCATCGGCACGCTGTCGGCGGGCATTGATAGCCGCGACAAAGCGATAAGCCGACTTAATGCCGAAAACCTGCAGGGCCAGAAACGCGAGGCCGCGCTGCGACTGATGCAGGGCCGCGCCAGCGCCAGCGCTCTGACACGTGAAGCACAAATACAGAGGGAAACCGATGCAAGTCCGATATTGCGTAACTGGTCTGCTGCTGCTCTGCCTGACGATGTTATCCGGCTGCACGCCCGACCGGCATTCGCCAGCGCCAGAGATTATCTGGATTGGCTGTCCGCGCGTGACAAGCTGCCCGGTGCCGGGAAACAGCCTGAAAACGGCCGGCGATCTGGCGGCGGATAACCGTCAGTTAGAGGCGGCGCTCGCTTCGTGCGGGCTGCAGGTAGAAATCATTAAAGACTGTCAGGAGCAACACGATGCTGAAACCCCAACTGCTGAGAAAGGTGCTGACCGAAAGCGTGCCGCTGCTAAGGCGCAACCCTGACAGCCTAAATGTATTTATCGACAGCGGGCGCATCGTCTCCACGCTCGCCAGCTCGCTGTCTTTTGAATATCAGTACCGGCTGAATATGGTGATCACTGATTACACTGATGATATCGACCTGCTGGTTGTGCCGATGCTGGAATGGCTACGGGTGAATGAGCCCGACATTATGGCGACAAAAGAAAAGCAGCAGGACGGCTTCACGTTCAGGGCAGACGTTATCAGTGATGCGGTCAGCGATATCAGCATTGACCTGCAGCTCAGCGAGCGGGTGATCGTCAGGCGCGTTGATGGCGCGCTGCACGTTGAGCACGTCGGCGAAAACCCACTGCCGGAAGATGATGCTCAGCCGGTGCGGCTGTATGCGGGCGGTTCACTTATCAGTGAGTGGCGGTCATGAGTGAGCTACAACTGGTAAATGACAGGCTGAGCGCGCTGATTAACAGCCTGTCGCCGTCAGCGCGGAAAGAGATGGCGCGTAACATCGCTAAAAAGCTGCGAGTCAGCCAGCAGCAGAATATTAAACGCCAGCAGGCGCCGGACGGCACACCGTTTAAGCCCCGCAAGACGCAGCCGGTGCGCAATAAAAAAGGCAGAGTTAAGCGCGAGATGTTCGCAAAACTTCGCACGGCAAAGTACATGAAAGCGCATGGCTCGTCTGATGAAGCGGTGATCGAGTTTACCGGCCGCGTGCAGCGCATGGCGCGGGTGCATCATTACGGTCTGCGAGACCGGCCGTCGCGGAACGGTAAAGAAGTCCGGTATGAGGCGAGGCCTTTGCTGGGGATGAATGAAGAAGATTTAGAAATGATTGAGAGTGTCGTGATAAATTCTCTATCTGGTTAATGGAGAGGCTCAAAATGAAAAATAATTTTACAAAGTGGCTGGTTTTTATAGTTGGCATTGTTTGTATTTTAGCTGGAATGACATCCTGTTTGCTCAATAATGTTGCGGGCGGAGGAATTGTAATCGCCGCAGGGATTGTATTATTGCTTTTGAGTCACTTTGAAATTGAATACTTCAAAATGCCCGGGCTAGAGGCGAAGTTAGCAAAAACAATTGTTGAAGCTGAGGTTACCTTAGAGGCACTTAGGAAAATCATTATTCCAATCGCTGAAAATTCCGTCTCTCTGGCAGCTAGGACGGGAAGGATGGACACTGCAAGCTCGCATAAAGAACTGTACAATATTTCTATGAGAATTAAAAAAGAACTAATGGAGATAAAGGTCTCTGATGAAGATATTAATAGGGTTCTACATAGTTGGTATTTTTTTACGGCCTTCGAAATGGGAAGTCAAATTATAGAGGTGTTGTGCCAGCGTTTGAGGGTTAAAGAGAAGGAACTTAATGAGATAGTTAAAAAATGGCAGGGGGATAAGCCTGTGTCAGATTATAAACGCTATGAAGAATTATTGATCCCTTTGAGAATGGTAAGTCAAGAAATTAATTCAGTTAGAAAGTGTTTATGGAAGAAAGACTATCAGGATATTCCAAATATCATCGAAAATTATATTAGAGTTAACATTACTCTTGCTGAGCAAGAAAAAGTTGAATTGTGGGGAGAAATCAATGAACAATGGTTAGACTTAATTCATTTTGTTAATAATAGAGAATTAAGGCGTAAAGAACAGTGGTTCGCTACCGAACTTTTATAGCTATGTTTGCTCATCCCCTAACAAACCCTTCTTGTTTGAGTGTGCCCTGATAACTGGGCATCCTCAATCCATGAACGAACAACTCTCCGAAATGCTGCGCTTGCTGCGCAATCTGATCCGCATTGGCACCGTGTCCGCCGTAAATCTGGACGCCGGGTTATGCCGCGTGGATACGGGAAATAACACAACCGGCTGGCTGCACTGGCTGACCGCCCGCGCGGGTAAAACCCGTTCGTGGAACGCACCGTCAGTGGGTGAGCAGGTGCTCGTATTATGCCTGGGCGGCGAACTCGATACCGGGTTTGTGCTGCCGGGCGTTTACTCCGACGCCAGTGCTGCCCCCTCTGCATCGGCTGACGCGCTGCACTGGTCATTCCCTGACGGCGCAGTGATTGAGTATGAGCCTGCAACCGGCGCGCTGAGCGCAACCGGCGTAAAGACGGCAACCATCAAGGCAGCAGTGAAAATCCTGTTCGACTCGCCAGAGGTTGAGTGCACGGCGCTGCTTAAAACCGCGCAGCTGGAAGTCACGCAGGGCGGCAGGATGAGCGGCGATATTGAGCATGTCGGCGGTAAGTTCAGTTCTAATGGTGTCGTCGTGGATGACCATGATCACGGCGGCGTACAGCGTGGCGGCAGCAGAACGGACGGCCCTAAATGACAACCGCTAAATATACCGGCATGAACCGGGAGACCGGCGCGGCGTTGACTGATCTTGAGCATATCCGCCAGTCCGTGCGCGATATTCTGATTACGCCGGTTGGCTCTAGGGTGATGCGCCGGCGCTATGGCTCGCTGCTGTCGGCGCTGATTGACCAGCCACAGAACGCAGCGCTGCGCCTGCAGATTATGTCGGCCTGCTACGTGGCGATCCTCCAGTGGGAGCCGCGCGTAAAGCTGAGCGGCATCAGCTTTGAAACCTCTTTCAACGGCAGCATGGAGGTCGTGCTGACCGGCACCCGCGCTGACACCGCGCAGTCATTTTCCTTAACCGTTCCCGTGAGCTGAAAACATGGCAATTATCGACCTGAGCCAGCTGCCCGCGCCCGACGTGGTGGAAACGCTGGACTATGAAGCGCTGCTGGCTGAACGCAAAGCCACGCTGATTTCACTCTATCCGGCCGAGCAGCAGGACGCCATCGCGCGCACGCTGTCGCTGGAGTCCGAGCCCATCGTTAAGCTGCTGCAGGAGAACGCCTATCGCGAGGTGATACTGCGTCAGCGCATCAACGAGGCGGCAAAAGCCGTTATGGTGGCGTACGCGCTCGATGGCGACCTTGACCAGCTCGGCGCTAACAACGGCGTTGAGCGTCTAACGATTACGCCTGCAGATCAAGCGACCATTCCCCCGACGGCGGCGGTAATGGAAAGCAACGATGATTTCCGCGCCCGCATCGCCGCTGCCTTTGAGGGGTTGAGCGTGGCAGGGCCAACTGGCGCATATGAGTACCACGCGAAAAGCGCCGACGGCCGCGTGGCGGATGCGTCCGCCATCAGTCCGTCGCCCGCGGTGGTGACCGTAACGATTCTTGCCCGCGACGGTAACGGAACCGCGGCGGCTGATCTGCTGGCTGTGGTCGACGCTGCGCTCAACGATGAAGACGTGCGCCCGGTTGCCGACCGGGTGAGTGTGCAGTCGGCTGATATCGTGAACTATGAAATTGAGGCGGAGATTTATCTCTATCCGGGGCCGGAGGCGGAGCCTGTCCGCGCCGCGTCCGAGGCTAAGCTTGCCGCCTACGTCACCGCACAGAAGCGGCTCGGTCGTGATATCCGGCTGTCAGCGCTGTATGCCGCCATGCACGTTGAGGGCGTACAGCGCGTGAACCTGATTAAGCCTGCCGCCGATGTAGTGCTGGATAAGACGCAGGCTGCGTACTGCACCGGCTACTCGCTGACTGTGGGAGGCTCGGATGAGTGATCGCCTGCTGCCGACCGGATCCTCGCCGCTTGAGGTGGCCGCAGCCGAAGCGTTGGCAAGCCTCGGCGCCATAAACGTGCCGCTGCGCCAGCTGTGGAATCCCCAGACATGCCCGGTTGCGTTGCTGCCTTATCTGGCGTGGGCGTGGTCGGTTGACCGCTGGGATTCAGCCTGGCCTGAATCGACAAAACGCGCCGTAGTTGCCGCCTCGCAATACGTGCACCGGCACAAAGGCACTATTGGCGCTATCCGCCGCGTCGTTGAGCCGCTGGGCTATCTCATCCGGGTTGTCGAGTGGTGGAAAACTAATGAGACACCAGGCACGTTCAGGCTTGACGTGGGCGTGCTTGATACCGGCATTACCGAGGAAATGTATAACGAGCTGGAGCGCCTGATAGCCGACGCGAAGCCCTGCAGCCGCCACCTTATCGGGCTGTCAATCAACCTGGACGCCAACGGCGCGCTACCGGTTGCCGTTGCCAGTTACAGCGGCGACGAGCTGACCGTTTATCCCTACACACCTGAACTTATCAGCGTCGGCGGGCCGGGTTATTCCGGCGTGGCGCTGCATCTTATTGACCTGACGGAAGTGAGCGCATGACGACAAAATATTTTGCCCTGCTGACCAATCAGGGCGCGGCTAAGCTGGCGAACGCCGCCGCACTCGGCACTAAAGTTGATATCACCTCGATGGGTGTCGGCGACGGCGGCGGCACGCTGCCAACGCCTGACGCCGCACAGACTAAGCTCATCGGCGAGAAGCGCCGTGCGCAGCTTAATTCGCTGACCGTTGATGCGGCCAATAGCAGCCAGATTATTGCCGAACAGATTATTCCTGAAAGTGAGGGCGGTTTTTGGATTCGTGAAATCGGCCTGTACGACGCCGACGGCGTGCTAATTGCCGTTGCTAACTGTCCGGAGACTTACAAGCCTCAGCTGGCCGAAGGCAGCGGCCGTACGCAGACCGTGCGCATGATTATAATCGTGAACAGCACAGCCGCCGTCACGCTAAAAATTGATCCGTCAGTGGTGCTCGCAACGCGGAAGTATGTGGATGATGCTGTGATCGAGGTGAAAGCCTACGCTGACAGCTTAATGAAAACGCACACCGATGCTAAAAACCCACACAGCCAGTACCTGCAGATCGCAAGCGCCCTGGCAGAAATCAAAGACGCCGGGCTTGTTGCTGACGTTCTCAAAAACCTCGGTATTAGCGAAAAGTTTTCCGGCCGACTGTTGAAGGTTAATCGCTTCGCTGACAGCGCGACATATCCCAAACCAGCCGCACGGCTGCTGAAGATTACCGTGACGGGCGGTGGCGGTGGCGGTGGCGGCGCAGCGGCGGCGGGCACAAGTCAGGGTGCAGCAGGATCGGGTGGAGGTGCGGGCGGTACGGCTATATCGTGGTATGCGGTTGATGATTTGCAGTTTCCTGTATCGCTGACCGTAGGAAAAGGAGGTGCTGGCGGTGTTGGCACTGTTGAGCCTCAGCCCGGACAAAGCAGCAGCTTTGGGAGTTATCTTTCCGGCGCAAATGGAGCGCGCGGTGCAAGTGGTTCAGTATTTAATTATGGTGACTATCGCCTGCTTTCTAACGGCGGCGGCGGCACTGGCTACGGTGGAAATTACATGAATATAAAAGGTGGCTCAGGAGGTCCAGCCATCACGCTTAGCAATGGATATGAAAGCGGCGGAGGTGGCAGCTCTTTTCATTCGGCAGGCGGGAACCCCATTGCTGCTGGCATAGCTTATTCAGGCGAGCCGGGTTTGCTGGGATCCGGAGGTAGTGGCGCATTCTCTGTGAGCAACTCATCAGCACAGACGGGCGGCAAAGGTGGCGACGGGATTATCATTATCGAGGAATATTCATGAAGAAATATGCACGTATCGAAAAGAATACTGTTCAGGAGTTATTTGATACCGACAAAAATATAAAAGAACTTTTTCACCCTTCAATGCAGTGGGTTGATATTACCGAAATGAAGCAGCAACCGTCAGAGGGGTGGCGTTATGATAATGAGGCATTTTCACCGCCATTACCCTTAATATCCTTTTAATTTAAAGCCCGCTAATGCGGGCCTTGTTTATTCAGGTTTTACCGGCCAGATAATTTCTGGTGCATCTGTGATATCCACTGCCTGTACCGCCTGAATATATTTCATCCATCTGGTTAGCATGGCTTTATCTGCATCCGTGATGATGCCGAGCAGCAGCTGCGTCTGCCATGCCTGAGTTATGCCGTTCGCCTCGCTGATGAGCTCAGATTTCTGCCTGGCTGCGATCTTCACATCAGCATCCTGCTGCGCATCCGCATCAATGACCCACTTTTCCCCGTCCCACTTATCCCAGGCGGTTGCGGGTGCAAGCGATGTCGTATTTGCGGGATAATCACCTAACTCCGATATTTCGATTTCCGAGCCATCAGTAACGGAGTAGACCCTTTTACCGCGATGATCGGCAACAACCTGCCAGCTGCCATCGCGATAAACAGGCAAAAACCCGACCTCAGTAGCTGGCGGCGCGATGATGCAGGCGCTAGCGGGCAGGCCCACACCCTGCGCCAGAAACTCATCACTGGAGCCGGTAAACTCGCCACTCACCGCGTCAAAATTATAGATGGTCAATGTGCCGGCGGTTTTTGCCAGTCCATTATTATCAAGCGTGACCTTAGCCATTATGCAGCCCTCACAATGTAGTTAAACGCAACGTTTCGTGGCCGGTTTTCATTGGCGGTAGGAACGGATTTTGAAGCGTCGAAAGAAGCAACTTTTTCCCGATAGACTGTGACGGTGCTGCCATTATCGTTCACGCTGCCTACAGGCGTGCTGTTGTAAGCAGGGTAGTAATTCTGATTGACCATCGTAATTGCGCCAGCGCCGGTTGTGTTAGACGAGGTCAGGATAAACCCGGTCTGACCAACTATGTTTCTGATAGCGTCAGCCTGTGTTGACAGCAAAGCTCGTGATGCATCTACCGCACGCCCGTCATCCCATCCGCGAATAAATTCACCGCGCAAATCGGCGAGCTTCAGCCCCGGATATGCCAGCGCCAGTTTCGGATAAAGCGTGCCGCTGAAAGTGGCCCCGTTACTTTTCAGAAAGACCATGCCGGCCATTGATGGAAACAGCTCATTAGGCATTTTGGCGTGCGGCCACGGGAACGGCGATCCGATAAGGGGTGCGCCTTCGCCCAAACCGAGGTTTATGAGATACAAGAGCCTGGCCCTGCGGCGGGCTGCGCTGGCACACTTGCGCCCATTTGCGGAGAAAGCAGCGTGCTTATTGGCTACATCAGGGTGTCAACAAATGACCAGAACACGGACTTACAGCGGATTGCGCTGCAGAGTGCAGAATGTGAGCTAATTTTCGAGGACAGAATAAGTGGCAAAACCAGCGAAAGGCCGGGGCTGAAAAAGGCGCTGCGCTGCCTGCAGCCCGGCGATACGCTGATTGTGTGGAAGCTCGACCGGCTCGGCAGGAGTATGCGCCACCTGGTCATGCTGACGGAGGAGCTGCGCGAACGTGGCGTTAACTTCCGCAGCCTGACCGACAGCATTGATACCAGCACGCCAATGGGGCGATTTTTCTTTCACGTCATGGGCGCGCTGGCTGAAATGGAGCGCGAGCTGATAATAGAGCGCACCCGCGCGGGGCTGGCGGCTGCACGGGATAAAGGGCGCATCGGCGGCAGACGTCGCGTAATGACCCCGGACGTTATCGGCCGCGCTGAAAGAATGCTGGCGAACGGCGCGACGCTGCAACAGATTGCGCTTGTGCTGGAGGTGTCAGTAAAAACCCTTTACCGGTACATTCCGGCCGACAGGCAGCGGCAGATTATTAATTCTGTCTGCTGACAGACCAGCAAACCCCCATCAGATGCACCGCTAAACCTGACCTGACACCCTGAGCACACCTTTTATCAGGAGTGCAACAGATGGCAGATTATCATCACGGTGTTCGCGTCGTCGAAATTAACGACGGCACGCGCACCATCTCCACCGTATCAACCGCAATCGTGGGCATGGTCTGCACCGCGCAGGATGCGGATGCGGCAACCTTCCCGCTGAATACGCCGGTACTTATCACCAATGTGCAGGGCGCCGTCGGCAAGGCTGGCAAAAAAGGCACGCTTGCGGCTTCCCTGCAGGCCATTGCTGACCAGTCTAAACCCGTCACCGTCGTGGTTCGCGTCGCTGAAGGTGCCGATGACGCCGAAACTATTTCGAACATCATCGGCGGCACGGATGAAAACGGCCAGTACACAGGCATGAAAGCGCTGCTCGCCGCGCAAACCCAGCTCGACGTGAAGCCGCGCATCCTTGGCGTGCCGGGGCTGGATTCACTGGAGGTGGCAACCGCGCTGGCGCGCATTGCGCAGCAGCTGCGCGCCTTCGCCTACGTATCAGCGTGGGAGTGCAAAACCATTTCCGACGCCCGCCTGTACCGCCAGAACTTCAGTCAGCGTGAAATCATGGTGATCTGGCCTGACTTCCTCGCCTGGAATACCGCGGCTAACAAATCCGACGTGGCTTACGCGACCGCCCGTGCGCTGGGCCTGCGCGCCAAAATCGACAATGACACCGGCTGGCATAAAACCCTATCCAACGTCGGCGTTAACGGCGTGACCGGCATTTCTGCTTCAGTGTTCTGGGATCTGCAGCAGACCGGCACCGACGCCGACCTGCTCAACGAGGCGGATGTTACCACGCTCATCCGAAAGGACGGTTTTCGCTTCTGGGGTAACCGCACCTGCAGCGACGATCCGCTGTTCCAGTTTGAGAACTACACCCGCACGGCGCAGGTGCTGGCCGATACCATGGCCGAGGCGCACATGTGGGCGGTAGACAAGCCGCTGACGCCGGTACTGGTTCGCGAAATCATTGCAGGCATTAACGCCAAATTCCGCGAGCTGGTGAGCGCCGGTTATCTGATCGGGGCATCCGCCTGGTACGACGAAAGCGCCAACGATAAAGACACCCTGAAGGCGGGCAAGCTCTTTATCGATTACGACTACACGCCGGTACCGCCGCTGGAAGATTTAACCCTGCGCCAGCGCATTACCGACACCTATCTGGCGAACTTCGCCGCATCCGTAAACAGCTGAGGAGCCGGATAAATGGCACTGCCACGCAAACTGAAGGCCATGAACCTTTTTAACGACGCTAACAGCTATCAGGGCGTCGTGACCGCCGTCACTCTGCCGAAGCTGGCCCGCAAGCTTGACCCGTTCCGCGCGGGCGGCATGAGCGGCGCGGCGCACATCGACAACGGCCTGGAAGATGACGCGCTTGATATTGAGTGGAGCATCGGCGGCATGGATGACCTGGTGCTTACGCAATGGGGTGCGACTGCCGTGCCGCTGCGCTTTACCGGCTCTTACCAGCGCGACGATACCGGCGAGGAAATCGCGGTAGAGATTGAGATGCGCGGTAAGCATCAGTCGTTTGATTTCGGCGAAGCCAAACAGGGCGAAGATACCGAAACCAAAATCACCAGTAAAAACACCTATTACAAGCTGACGTTTAACGGCAAAGAGCTGATCGAAATCGACACCATCAACATGGTGGAGAAGGTCAACGGCGTTGATCGCCTTGAGCAGCGCCGTAAAAACATCGGCCTGGTATAACCCCGGCGCCGGCGTCATGAGGCGCTGGCTCTGCCTGACTACAGTGAACAGAGATAATGAACATGGAAAATAGTGAACATACCGTCGTACTAGAAACTCCGATTAAGCGCGGTGATACCGTGATAAGCCTGGTTGAGCTGATTAAGCCTAACGCCGGCGCGCTGCGTGGCGTGCGCCTGTCAGACCTTGCAGGCTCCGACGTGGACGCGCTGATGATGGTGCTGCCACGTATTACTCAGCCGTCGCTGACGAAAGCCGAGTGCAACAACCTTGATCCGGTCGACCTGATTGCGCTCGCTGGTAAGGTGATCGGTTTTTTGTCGTCGAAGTCGGCGGAATAGAATGGCCCCCCGGTCTGACGGTTAATGACCTGATGGCCGACATTGCCACGATATTTCACTGGCAACCCTCCGAGATGTACGACATGCCGCTGGCCGAGCTGATGGGCTGGCGGCATAAAGCCTTTATCCGCAGCGGAGCAACCCCGGATGAGCAATAACCTCAAGGTGCAGGTGCTGCTGAAAGCGGTGGACCAGGCGACTCGGCCGTTTACCGCAGTGCGCAAAGAAACCCGCGAGCTGTCAGGCGAGATTCGCGAAACGCAGAACAGTATCAAAGAGCTGGACGCGCAGGCGGCAAAAATTGACGGCTTGCGTAAAGCAAATGCGCAACTGGCCGTGACCGGGCATGCGCTTGAAAAGGCGAAGCTCGAGGCCGAACAGCTTGCTACCCAGTTTAAAAACACCGAGCGGCCAACGCGTGCGCAGGCGCAGGTGCTTGAATCGGCAAAGCGCGCGGCTGATGGTCTGCAGAAGAAATACAACAGTCTTACCGAGTCGGTGAAACGTCAGAATCATGAGCTGGATGCGGCGGGCATTTCCACCAAAAGCCTGAGTAGCGAGCAGCAGCGCCTCAGAACCGCCTCGGCGCAGGCAACGGTCAGCCTGAGCCGACAGAAAATGGAACTGCAGCGCCTGAGTCAGCAGCAGGAGCGGCTGAACCAGATAAGCGATCGCTACCGGAAAGGACAGGAGCTGTCGGGAAAAGTGCGCAACATGGGCGCGGCCGGGATCGGCGCGGCAACGGTCGGCGGTATGGCGGCGACCTCGCTGTTGATGCCGGGCTTTGATTTTGCCCAGAAGAACTCAGAGCTGCAGGCCGTGCTCGGCGTGGCGAAAGACTCAAAGGAGATGATGGCACTGCGCGCGCAGGCGCGTCAGTTGGGGGATACAACGGCCGCCTCTGCCGATGATGCGGCAGGTGCACAGATCGTTATCGCCAAAGGTGGCGGGGATGCCGCAGCCGTTCAGGCCGTTACGCCGGTTACACTCAACATGGCGCTGGCAAATAAGCGCACGATGGAAGAGAACGCCGGGCTGCTAATGGGGATGAAATCAGCCTTCCAGCTCACTAATGACAAAGTGGCACATATCGGCGATGTGCTGTCGATGACCATGAATAAGACGGCCGCTGACTTTGATGGGTTGAGTGACGCGCTAACTTACATTGCTCCAGTGGCGAAAAATGCAGGCGTCAGCATTGAGCAGGCGGCGGCAATGGTCGGCGCTCTGCATGACGGCAAAATCACCGGCTCTATGGCGGGTACGGGTGGCAAGGCAGTGGTGAGTCGTCTGCAGGCTCCTACAGGACAATCATTCAAAGCTATCAAAGAGCTGGGGATTAAAACGGCAGACGAAAAAGGAAATACCCGCCCGATCTTCTCCATCCTGAAAGAAATGCAGGCGAGCTTTGACCGTCACAAGTTGGGAACAGGTCAGCGCGCCGAGTACATGAAAACCATCTTCGGCGAGGAAGCAAGCGGAGCAGCTGCGATTTTGATGACAGCCGCATCAACCGGCAAGCTCGACCAGCTGACCGCTTCGTTTAAAGCCTCTGATGGTAAAACGGCCGAGCTGGTCCAGGTGATGCAGGATAATCTCGGCGGCGATCTGAAAGAGCTGCAGTCTGCTTATGAGGCTATCGGCACCGACCTGTTTGATCAGAACGATGGCGCTCTGCGCACGCTCACCCAGGACACCGCGTCGCTGCTGCTTAAGGTTGATGGCTGGATTAAAGCTAACCCTGAGCTGGCAGGCGGTATTGCAAAAGTCGCCATGGTCGGGCTGATTCTGGCTGGTGCGCTGGGCGCAATCGGGCTGATAGCCTGGCCGGTGATTGCGGGCGTGAACACCCTGATTGCCGGGGCGGGCTTCCTCGGTACGGCATTCAGCATCGCGGGCGGAGCTATTACGACCGCCCTCGGCGCTATCACGCTGCCGGTTGTGGCAGTCGCGGCGGCAATCGTGGCCGGTGCGTTACTGGTACGCAAATACTGGGAGCCCATCAGCGCCTTTATTAGCGGATTTGCCGATGGGTTTACGGCTGCGATGGGGCCGATTGGTGATGCGTTCGGAAGCCTGACGCCAATATTTTCGGCTGTAGGTGAAAAAATCAAAGAGCTTTGGGGCTGGTTTGGCAAGCTGCTGGAGCCGGTAAAATCCACTCAGGCAGAGCTGGCGTCAGCCGGCGACATGGGCAGGAAGTTCGGCAATATGGTGGCCGAGGCCCTGAAGATTCCGGGACATGCGCTGGACCAACTGCGTAGCAGTATCGACTGGGTGCTGGAAAAGCTCGGCATCATCGACACGAAATCCGACGGTCTCAAAGATAAAGTGGTATCCCCCGACCCGATAGCAACCGGAGGTGCGGGCGTGGATACCGGTGGGCTGCAGTACAGCCTGGCAACAGGCGGTGCGCCCTATCGCCCTGTATCGTCTCCGTCTGCCGGTGGCGGCTATACCGACCGCAGCCAGAATACCTACCAGTACGAAATTAACATGCACGAAGGCATGACCAAAGACGACGCAATGGCGCTTATGGCGCAGCATCAGGCTAAAGAGCAGCGCAACCGTCAGGCGCAGAACCGCAGCAAAATGGGCTGGGAGGATTAAACGATGATGATGATTTACGGCATGATGCCGTTTATGCGGCAGACGCTGCCTTATGGCGAACTGCAGCACAACATTGACTATCGGTGGCCCACTAACAGCAGGTTTGGACAGCGGCCGGCCGCGCAGTTCATCGGGCCCGGTGATGAAAAAATTACGCTGTCCGGGGAGCTGCGCCCGGAGATTACCGGCGGTGCGATTTCATTGCTGACTGTGCGCGTACTGGCCGATGAGGGCATGGCCTGGCCGCTAATTGGCGGAAACGGCACGATTTATGGCATGTACGTGATCGAGAGCATTTCCAACACGCATAGCGAATTTCTGCCAGACGGAACGGCCAGTAAAATCATGTTTACCATGAGTCTTAAGCGCGTGGATGAGTCGCTGACAGCTATGTTTGGCGATCTGAAAAAACAGGCGGACGGGCTTATCAGCGGTGCCGGCAATCTGCCGGGGCAGCTTACGTCTGCCATAAGCAGCGTTAAGTCAGCAGCGGGCAGTCTTATTACGTCGGCAAAAGGGCTTGCGGGATGACGGGTATCATCGGCCTGCCGGTGCAGGCTGGCGCACGGCTTACGCCTGATTTCATGCTGACGGTTAATTCAACGGATGTTACGACCAGTATCCGTGATCGGCTCATATCGCTGACGCTCACTGATAACCGCGGCTTTGATGCTGACCAGCTGGATATCGAGCTGGACGACGCCGACGGCCAGCTTGCCATGCCGGTGCGCGGTGCAGTGGTTACGCTGTTTCTTGGCTGGAAAGGGCAGGCACTGATCGGGAAAGGCAGCTTTACTGTTGATGAGGTGGAACATCACGGCGCGCCGGATACGATGACCATCCGCGCCCGCAGCGCTGATTTTCGCGGTACGCTCAATTCTCGCCGGGAGGTGTCTTATCACGATACCACTTTAGGCGATATCGTGACGCAGATTGCCGGGCGAAATAACCTGCAGCCCATGCTGGCGGAGGGATTCGCCGGGATCGCCGTAGCCCATATTGACCAGACACAGGAAACAGACGCTAAATTTCTGACCCGAATTGCGACGCTATACGGGGCGGTGGCAGCTGTGAAAGCCGGGCGACTGTTGTTTATAAGGCCGGGGAACGGCGTCACTGCCAGCGGGAAACCTATTCCTCAGATGACCATCACCCGCCAGGACGGTGATCGGCACACCTTTAGCATTGCCGATCGTGGCGCGTATACAGGTGTTTCGGCGAGCTGGCTGCATACGAAAGACCCAAAGCCTAAAAAGGTAAAGCTGCAGCGCAAACCTAAAATAAAACACCTGCGCGCGCTTGAGCACCCCGCTGCGAAAAAGAAAAAAGCGGCAACGACAAAAACGCCGGAGGCCCGTGAGGGGGATTATCTGGCCGGCAGTGAAGATAACGTGTTTACGCTCACAACCGTTTATTCCAGCAAAGCAACGGCGATGCGTGCGGCAAAAGCTAAATGGGAAAAGCTGCAGCGAGGCGTCGCTGAGTTCTCGCTAACCCTTGCAATGGGGCGCGCCGATCTCTATCCAGAGACGCCGGTAAAAGTTAGTGGCTTTAAATCAGTAATTGATGCGCAGCCATGGCTCATCAGTAAAGTGACGCACAACCTTAGCGGCAGCGGGTACACAACGCAGCTTGATTTCGAAGTTTTGTTATCCGATGTTGAGTATCAGGCAGAATCAGACGATGATGATTCACAATAAGTGAAATCTGTTGCTCATTTTGGATTTTAAGAGTATTAAAGCTACAAGCTTACAAGGAGACGCCACCGATGATGCATTGCCCGTTATGCCAGACTGCCGCACATGCCAAAAGCAGCAGGTACATTTCTAAAGAGACAAAGGAGCGCTACCACCAGTGTCAAAACATTAATTGCAGTTGTTCATTCAAAACTCACGAGACACTGGCAATGATTATTGTGACCCCTGGGCAGGTTAACCGTGTGCCTATTTTTGCCAGTGGTGGTCGTGAAAGCCAGCCATCCTTGCTCCATTAATCTATTTCTTCAAAGAAACCCCGCTATGCGGGGTTTTTTATTGGATGTTATTTTGCTTTATAGAGATGAGTATTGCTTAACATTTTGACTTCTGCTGGCTTCTCCATTAAATCACCCATTTCTTTGCAAACGCTAAGCGGATTTTCAAATGAATACCCAAAAGCTTTAAATTTATTAATTACGTTAATTTGATTGATGTTCTTCAGGTAGTTCGATGGAGCGTCCTTTGTCCATATTGGTGTGCAGCTATTTGAAATAATGAGACCGTAAACTTCAGGCGTTATATTTGCATCAGGTAAAACAATTGTTATTTGATCACCTTTCTGGCTGATCTCCGAAGGTTGCCACGGCGCAAGTTTATTCTTAAGGGTGATCACGTCTGAAGCCTGCGCCGCAGCAACTGAAGAGAATATTAACGCAGAGCAGATCAGGGCTAAGTGTAATCGCAT